GCAATGTCTAAGTACAACTCATTTCTGTCTATTCTTGTAGGTGTGTTGTTTGATTCATCACAAACTACTAGGAAGTCAAAAATTGCTCTGTTACCTACAAGTTCTAATAATAAACTTTCTGCCTGTGCCTTGATTTCATCTCTTGTGATTTTATCATTTGGCTCAAACACAAATGGTCTTGCAAGTTTGTTTAATTGACTTCTTAAGAAAATTACTAATCTTGCAACGTTTATTCTGTCTAAAGAACTTGTGCCAGCAAATCTAGTTTTTTGTCCGAAGTTTACTAAACCTGCACCTGTTATAAATGTAATTGGGTTAACTTTATTTGTATACAATGTGTCTCTTTGACCTTCGTTCAATGCTGTTGAAACAAACTCGCCTTCTGAGTTAATGTAACCAGTTGAACTTGCATTTGTAATACCACCTCTTCTTGTACCTGCTGGTGCAAACCATGGGAAAGAAACTTGATCGCTTAATGCAATAGTTCTTAACATCATGTGTGATGCTGGTACAACAATGTTGTTTCCAAAGTTATCTGAAGTAAATCCTGATGGATAAAATACACCTAAGAATGAATTAGATGTAACCAATCCTTGGTCATTATCTTCAACTGCTTTGTTAACATTTGTTGCCCAGTTGTTTAAAGAAGTTGAATCAGGTGTTAATCTAAATGGTGAGTCACCAATTATAAATGCTGATAAACCTCTATCGCTGTTTAAAGAAACCATTTCACCGATCAACTCAGGATAACCTGGAGTTGCCATTACGTTGAATAATCTTGATTCATCGTCTCTGATGTCTTGGTTACTGTTTACTAATGCTTGTAAGCCTTGTACGATAACTTTTCTTTGTGCTTTTCTTCCGAAAGAACCTGCACCGTTTGCCTGGTTAGCAGACTCAGTTACCCATCTGTGTGGGTAGTAAGTAGACATACTAGCACCGCCCTGTCTTGGGTTAGTTGCTGTTGTGTCTATACTGTTTCTTACAAATTTCTTAACGTTAAATCCTGAACGTCTTAAGTTCCATAGTAAAATACCTTTTGGATATAATGCTGGATCTGGAGCATCTGGATCTAAGAAGTCGCTGTCTAATAGTTCAGCAATAGTTCCTGTTGGTTCCGCTGTTGCAGTACCACCTGAAGTTCCAAATCTTGCATCAGCAAAAACTATTCCGTTTTCTGTTGTTTGATCTGAACTGTCTACTTCTTCCCATTTTAGACTGTTTGCATTCCATCTGTAGATGTCAGCATATTCTTCTAAATTTGCTGTGCTTATCCATAGATCGTTTTCAACAAGTGCTGTTCCATCTGATTGTGTAGTTGGAGCAGATGCTGAAACTTGTGGACCTGCTGGATCTGTGTTTGCGTAAACTTGTTTGTAACCTTTGAATGTTGTACCGTTGTGTACCATGATGTCAACTTCATCAACAACTGAACTGTACCATAGTTGTCCGTTTGTAGTTAAAGAAGTCACTGCTGTTGCACTTGCAGTATAAGTTAACACTTTCCAGTTACTTGCTCTGAATTGTTTTGGATTAGTTGCCGCAGTTGTTCCTGGCTCAAATCCCATGTTAGTTGATGTGTTTGTTAAACCAATTGCTTCAATTAAACCGTTTGTATCAGTAATTTTAAATTCACCACCGTCGTTGTGTGAAATTACAACTCTGTTTTGTGAATCAACACTTGCTACAATGTTTGTGAATCCTGCGCCGTTGATACCACCTGCAATAACATCTGCGTCTGCGGCGTTATTGTTTGTTGTAACAGTTACAGTTATTCCACTGTTTAGTGCTTCTTGTCCTACAATTGATTCTGCAATCGTAAATGATTTACTACCAGCGCCTTGACCAGTTGCAACTGCTGAAGATGTGACTGTTGTGCTTCCTGTGTTTTCTCTTCTGTGAATCACAAAGTCTGTTTCTGTTGTACCATTTCCTGAGTTTACATATAAACCACCTACTGCAATGTTTAATCCACCGCCTGTTTTGTCTAGGTTGAATAATGCACTTTCGTTACTCGCGTATAATGGAGCAGAAACATCTTCAAATAATTTAGTTGTTCCATTGAATTTTTTTACACTCCATTTAGCACCTAAATTCGGATCAGTTGTTTTAATCCAAAGTGAACCTGTTGGTCTTGGATTTGGATCACTTGATTTGAACGCTGGTACTGAAGTGTGTGGAGCAATTGATAATGCTGGTACGTAATATATTCCTGCTGTTATTCCTAAAGCAGTTGCGATAGTCATTGTACCATCTGCTATTTGTACTTTGTCATCATTTGAACCGTTGTAATGAATATCTAATTTACCACCATTAACTCTTGCAGATAAACCTGAAACACCAGCACCGCTGATATCACTTGCTATATCTGTAATTGTTGTACCACTTGCTGTGATTGTAGTAGTTACACCGTTAATTGTAATTGCGAAGTTTTGACCTCCTAAAAATGAACCTGGAGTACCACCTGCTATTGTTGGTTTACTTGCTACCCAGTTTGCTGTACCTACTGCTACCCAACTTCCGTCGTACTGTTTGTACCACATATCGTTGTTTGTGTCTGTAGCCGTAATCGCATAGTCACCAATTGAACCAACTGAAGTTTTTGGTGCACTTCCTAGTCCTGATGATAATTGTGTAGTTGATGTAATTACTGTTGGAATTTGATTTGTGAATGATTGACCACCTGTTACAGTTGCCGCTGAACCATTCCACTCAAATATACCAAATCTTGTGTTTGCTGTGTCAAACCAGTATGTGCCTGTTGCTGGATTTGCCGCTGGTGCATTTGCACTTGCTTCTAATTGACCTAAGTCAACATCTGCTCTTACAACGTATGCTCTGTTGGCAACACCTAAGAAAGAGTATGCCGCTTGTAATCCATACTCATTAGTTTCACCACCATGAATTGGATTGTTACTTGCATTTGTTTTGAATACTGGATCGCCAAATGTTTCTGCTAATTCTCTTTGTGAAGAAAGCAAGTAAACTCTGCCGGCATTTGCCGCTGTTGTTCCTTCTGCTGTTCCTGTTCCTGTACTTGATGTTTTATCTTGTGCTGTCGCAACAAAGATCATTGGCACCGTGCCTGGTTCGGCTGGTGTGTAAAAACTTTCGTCAATTACGCTGACTTGTACTCCTGGTGAAACTATTGCCATTTGTTAAATCTCCTAGTTTTATTAAAAACTTTTTGTATTGTTTGTATTTATGTAATAATGTCAAAATGCACCAAATTAATAGGTATGAAAAAGGGGTGGTAAAGGGCAGGTAAATACGTGTATATGAGACCTTTATGCAATAAATGTAACGAAAGACCTGCCGCAGTAAACTATAAAAAGGGCAACAAGACTTACTATAGACGTTTATGTGAAATGTGTTTGCGGTATGGTGGACCTAGTGGTTATATGCCCAAATGGTATGTTGCAGGATATAGACCTAAGCAACAATGTGATAAGTGTGGGCACAAAAGTGAGTACAAAGAACGTTTCAGAGTGTTCCACATAGACGCTAATCTTAATAATTGTAAATTTAATAATTTAAAAACTGTGTGTGCTAACTGCCAAACAACACTGCACCTTGAAGGAATCCGTTGGAAACAAGGTGATCTTGTACCTGACTTTTAAGAGCATTAATAGTTGAATCATTTTCAAACACTTTGTCAAATTTAGCATTTGCCCATTGCCATTCTGACGCATGAACATCCTTTGGCTTTTGTCCTATGTCCTGATACATCCTAAACCACATAGGCAGTTGTCCACGTTTTACCCACCAAACTTCTCCACCTATTTCTTTCAAAACTTTGACTTCATTTTCAAATCTAACATCAGGGATAACCCAATTGATATCAGGATTTTCTGTAACTTTCTTCTTAAGCATACTAACCCATATTCCATCATAGAATCCATCACGCATACACTCTGTACCGAACACCTGTAACACATACCTTGGAGTCACTTTCTTTTTTAGTTCTTTGCTCCAGAAGTGGTCCTCTTGTTCACGCCACAATCTGCTTTGTTCGGTCTTACCATCTAATAGATCCCTATCCCATTCAAACAGTGTAGCCACTGTATCTTTCAGTTTATCTGCAAAGGATATTTTAACAAATTTATGATCTTTCACAAGATGATCTGCTATTGTGTCTTTACCAGATCCTATCAATCCACAAATACCTATAATCATAATATTTTAAGTTGTTTAGTTCCTTCTCCTATATCTCCTTTAGGATATGAATTGAATGCTAGACTAATCCTATCATGTTCAGAACCTTGTTCCAATACTTCATGTTCCAACCAGGAAGGGAACATTAACAAA